GGATCAACGACCCGCAGGATCCCGAGAGCGTCTCGACGCAGGGCGACTATCTGGTGACCGTCTCGACGGCGCCGAGTAGCGAGAGCGAGCGCAGCGCGGCGGAGGATTTCACCGACACGCTGGTGCAAAACCTGAACATGATCGCGCAATTGAGCGGGCCGAAAGTGGCGGCGGCGATTCTGGCGCGCTCGGTGCGGCTGCGGACGCTCGGGCCGATGGGCGATGCGATTGCGGACCTGATCGAGCCGCCCGAGTTCAAGAGCGCGAACGGTGAGCCGGTGTCGCCGGAGGTCGCGCAGTTGCACGCGCAGGTCCAGCAGTTGACGCAGCTTCTGCAGCAGGCGCAGCAGGCGGCGCAGGGCAAGGCCGGCGAGCTCCAGAGCAAGCAGCAGATCGCGATGCTGCAGGAGCAGGGCGACAGCCAGCGGGCGCGCGAGGCGAACGAGACAAAGCTGGCGGTGGCGACGCTGACGGCGAAGTTCGAGACGCTGCAGAACGCCATGAAGCTGTTCGCCGAGGAGCGCGACCGGCTGGGCACGCAGGCGCACGAGCGCGCGTCGGATGCGATTGCGGCGGCGCACGAGGTGCGGATGGCGGGGCGCGGGCATGCGCACGACCAGGCGCTGCTGGCGGCCGAGCAGGCGCACGACGCGGCGCTCGGCGCCGCCGAGGCCGCCGCCTATCCGCAGCCGCCTGCGCCGAACGGGGCGCCGGGGCCGGGGTTCATGGTCCCGCCCGAGTGAAGCGATGCCGCCGTCAGCCAAGGCCGTCGATCCCGCGAGCGGGTTCGCGATCCGTTACGTGCAGTCATGGGATGTGGTGCACGACCAGTGGCCGACCCGGATAGGAGATGCGATGCCTGATCGGATGTTGCAGTTTTTCGTCTATGACCATTTGCCGCCGAAACTCCAAGAGGCCAGCAAGCCGTTCTGTGACCTGGCCGCCGACTTCGTCGCGAAGTACCCCATGAACCCAGAACGCACGGTAATGCTGCGGAAACTGCTCGAGGCGAAGGATGCCGCCGTGCGGATGGTGCTCGAGACGGCCGAGTAAGGCGTTTAGACGAGCAGCCGCTGGGGCGTCGGCAGGGTGACGCCAATCGGGCGCCACCAGTGCAACGTGTGCGGATGGACGTTCACATAGTCGGCCTCGCGCGGATAGAACTGAATCACGACGTCGTCCGCGTCCCAGAATTGCTGTTTCACGAACGCCATTTCCTTCCATGTCGGCGTTCGTTGACGGCCGTCCTGCCGGGCGGCGTGAACGCTCACGTGCTCCCACCCTTCGCCGTCACTCGCCATGATCAGCAGCCGCCAGCCCGGTTCTGGTGAGGCGAGGCGAAACGCGCCGTTATTGCCGTCCGCTGCCGTCGAGTCGTAGCCAGAGGGGGCGTCACGCCACCGGGCGGGCTCTGGGACGTGGAAGCTCATAGGGGCGATAGTGTAACCGCCGCGAATAATTGTTGCCGCCCGCGGAACGGGCCTCGCAGACTGACAGCACCTTCACCGAAAGGCGCTGTTCATGGCCGACGATCCCGCTGGCGCTGCATCCGCGCAGGCGCCGGCCGCCCCCGACACGACTCCGAGCGCCCCCGCGCCCGTCTCCGCCGAACGCGCGGCGTCGGACACGGGCGATTTCGGCGCGTTCGACCGGGCGCACGTCGCCAAGCGGCAGGGCAAGACCGTGCCGGCCGCCGATCCCGCGAGCGCAGCGCGCGCCGAGACGAGCGAGCCATCCGGCGAGGGCGACGGGGATCCCACGGCTGACCGCTCGCTGACGCGTCGCCAGCGGCAGGACGCGGTCGCGAATTACAAGGAACAGCAGGCGATTCTGTACCAGCGGGTCCGTGACCTCGAGAGCCGCCTCGCGCGGCCGGGGACACCCGCGGACGCTGGACCCGCCGGGGCACCGCCGCCCACGGGACAGCCACCGGCGCAGCCGACCGCGAAAGAGCGCGTCGCGCGCTATCTCGCGCTCCCCGATGCGCCGAAAATCGACGACTTCGACACCTACCCCGAATACACCGCCGCGCAGACCTTGTTCCTGCAGGACAAGCTGGGCGCCGAGCAGGCCGCGGTGCGCGGCCGGGAGCAGGCGCAGGTCCAGCGGCATCAGGCGCTCGTCGCGCGCGATGCGACGTTCCGCGAGCGCCTGACGGCGGCCAAAACCGCCGACCCGGAGTTTGTCGGGGCGTTGTCGGAGGAAGCCAAGAGCCTTGGCGGGATCGACCACGCGCGCCGCAGCGGTGTCGCGCCGGGGCCGGTCCACATCATCGGCGAGCTGGTCTACGACAGCCCGCAGGCGGTCGCGTTCCTCCGGCACATCAGCGCCAACCCGGACGCGCTGCGCGCCTTGGTGACGCCGCCCGAGTCCGTGCTGCGCGTGCCGCCCCAATGGCGCGCGAAAGCCCATATCGATCACCTGGTGACGGAGTTTCGCCGCCTCGAGGGCCGGCTGGCCTACGAGGAGAGTCTCGGCGCGCGTGACAGCGCCCCGAGTGAGACGCCGCCACCGCTTACCAGTGTCAGTGCCGCGCCGCCGCCGCCGCCCACGCTGGGCAAGGCCGGCCGTTCGACGGACCCGATCCGTTCCGCCCTCGCGCGCAACGATTTCGCGGCCTTCGATCAGGCCGAGATGGACAAACGTCGCCGGCAACGGGCCGGCGGCCGCGCAGGATAAGCGAGTCACACCATGCCGACGAATACGTTCAACAAAACCTCGTGGGTCGCGATGAAAGGCTTGTCGCTGTTGAAAAACAGCCTCGCCCTCGCGCCCTATTTCAGCGACGAGTACTCGGGCGACTACGCACAGAAGTTCGCGATCGGCAAAACGATGACGGTGCCGCTCTCGCAGCGCTACGTCGTGCAGCGCAACGACATGACGTTCACGGCGCAGAATCTCGACCGGCCGACGACCACAATCAGCATCGACCAGACGGCGACGATCGCGCTCGAGTGGGCGTCGATCGAGCAGGCGCTCGAGATGGAGCGCGGCGAGGACCGGGTCGAGGAGATCTATCTCAAGCCCGCGGTCGCCTACATCCGGCAGGAGATCGAATCGAGCGCGGCGCAGTTCGCGGCCCAAAACGCCAGCATGGTGGTCGGGGCGCTCGGCACCAATCCGACGACGTTCGACACGACGTCGGGCGCGGCGCTGCAGTACCTGACGCAGATGGGCTGCCCGGTCGACGACGACAACCTCGGGCTGTTCCTGCCGCCGGTCGTCAATCGCGCCGTCAAGACCTCGGCGAATGCGTTCACGAATCCGACGCTGGACATCTCGCGGCAATTTCGCGCCGGGTTCATTCAGAAGTCGGACAGCTTCGACTGGTACGCGTCGAACAGTCTCTATCGGCACACGGCCGGGCACTGGGCCGGCGCGGTGACGATGAGCGCGGCGGCGTCGCAGAGCGGCGCCTCCCTCAACATCATCTGCACGAGCGGCGACACGTTCAAGAAGGGCGACAAGTTCTCGATCGCGAACGTGAACGAGGTCAACCTGATGACGCGCACGCCGAATAGCGTGGCGGCGGCGGGCACGAAGACGTTCTCGATCACGGCGGCGGTGACGGCGGCCGGCACGACGGCGACGCTCACGATCTACCCGCCGATTTACGGGCCGAGCAGCCACTACCAGAACGTCGACGCGCTGCCGGCGCCGAGCGCGGCGCTGACGCTCTGGCCGGGGACGACGACGCCGAACGACAAGGTCGGCAAGCTCGGGCTCGGCCTCTATCCGGGCGCGTTCTTCATCGCCGGCAAGAAGCTCGAGGAGCCGCAGAAGGCCGAGTTCTGCAAGCAGTACCAGGATCCGAAAACCGGGCTCGCGATCCGGCTCATTCAGGACTGGGACAACCGGACGTCGAGTCTCACGACGCGCTTCGACCTGACGTGGGGATTCGGCATCGGCCTCGCGGAACAGTGCGCGGTCGTGATTCCCTGCGGCTAACCCCGACGTGGGAGGGCCGCCGCGGGCGGCTCTCCCGTCGTCTTGTGACACCGAGGAGTACGTGCTATGGCCGAAGGGATGGCCTTCAACCAGTTGACGCCGCCGCTGTCCGTGACGGACCCGGTCGGGCAGGGGCGGCAGGAGTGGCCGCGGCATCTGCACAAGGCGGGCGTCAGCCACGACGGCGGGCCGGTCTATGTCGTCGTCCAGGACGCGGCCGAGGAAGCCGCCGCGCTGGCCGACGGCTGGAAGATCAGCCGCGCCGAGGCGCTCGCGGCGCCGGCGGACGCCCCCGACCCGCCGCCCGCGCCGACCCGGAAACGCTAACGCGCCCCGATTGAAAGCGAGGATTGTGTGGAGACACCCGAAACGGACCCCGTCGTAGACCCCGGCCCGGCGCCCGTGCTGCCCGCCGTCCCGGATCGCGTGACGACGCACCGCGCGCGCACCGCCGCCGAGCAAGGCGAGCCCCTGGGCAAGATCGTGCTCTATCACCAGGTCGAGAGCCCGCACAATCCGGCGATTGTCACGCCGGCCATCGTCCAGGCCGTGCGCGACACGGACCCGGTGACGGTGCGGCTGATGGTGTTCGGCCACGGCGGTCCCGAGCTCGTCGACGACGTCCTCCACGGGTTCGCGGTGGGCGAGTGGAGCCTGCCGGGCGAGGCGCCGCCGCCGCCCGTGGTGACGGCGCTCGAGCCGGCGACCGTCGCGATTGGCGCGCCGTCCTTCACGCTGCACGTGCGCGGCACGGGCTTTCTCGCGGGCGCCGTGATCGTGTTTGGCGGCCACGACGAGCCGACGACGCTGGTGTCGCCGACCGAGGTGACGACGGGCGTCAACATGGCCGTCTGGCTCGGCCCCGATAGCGTGCCGGTCGCGGTGCGGAACGCCGACGGGCCACTGAGTGCGCCGCTGTCGTTCACGTTCACCGAGGCGGCGACGGCGGGGACGAGCCGCAGTGCGAAAGCGCGCCCGCCGGAGCCGGAACCGGAGCCGGACCCGCCCCCGCACGCCAAACGCCGGTAACGCGGCGATGCCGACGCCGGTCACGGACCTGATCTACGGCGCGCTCGCGGAGATCCGCGTGGCGCGCGGCGGCGACGTCGTGCGCGCCGAGGATCAGGCGCTCGTCCTCACGTTTCTGAACGAGATTCTTGAGCGGCTCGCCGTGACGCCCCACGCGCTCTACGCCCGCGCGTGGGGGCCATTTCCGCTCACGCCGGGGCTGAATCCGCACACGATCGGCCCGACCGGCACGGTCGTGGTGCCGCGCCGCCCGGTGCGGATCCGGAGCGCCAGTCTTGAGCTGTCGCCGGCCACGAGCACCGACGTGCCGCTACAGTCGGCGGCGTGGTATCTCGGGCAGGCGCTGCCCGTGCTGACGGGTCCGATTCCGGAGGGGCTGTACTACAACCCGCTGTGGCCGAACGGCGCGCTGAATTTCTGGCCGATCCCGTCGCTGCCCTATACGGTGACGCTCGAGTTTGACCTGGAGATCGCGCCCGATCGCCCACTGGTCGCGGGCGACGCGATCGATCTGCCGCCCGGCTACAGCGAACTGCTGCGGCTGTGGACGGCCAAGAAAGCGGCGCCGAGTTTCGGCCAGACATTCGCGCCCGCGTCGCAGCAGGCGCTGACGGAGTGCCTGACTGACGTCTTCGGCAGCAACATCGGGCGCGTCAACGACGCCGACACGCGGGACGGCGGCGTGCCCGGCGGGCGCGGCGGCACCTACGACTACCGCACGGGGCAGGTGACGTAGATGAGCAAGTGGCCGGGCTTCGTCGGGGGCGCGGGCACGGCGTCCACGCTCGTCGGCGCCGGCGAAGATACCGTCAATCTCTACGTCGAGCGCCTGCCGAAAGACGCCGCGAGCGAGGCGGCGCTGCTGCCGACGCCGGGCTTCCAGCGGTGGGCGCAGACCACGACCAGCGACGTCGGCACGCGCGCCATGGTGTCGATCGCCAACAACCGCCTCTTCGCCGTCATCGGCGCCGGGTTGTGGGAGTTCGACATCAACGGCGCAGCGACGCGGCGCGGCACCGTGTCGCTCGACGGCAACCCGGCGCAACTCGCCTACAACGGCGTCCTCGGTGGGCAGATGGGTATCGCCTCCGGCGGCAACATCTACAGCTACGACCTGACGACGAACGTCCTGAGCGGGCCGTATCTGGCCGGCGGCTATACGCATATCGCCTACGCCTCGGGCTTCGGGCTCGCCTTCAACAGCACGACGGGCAAGGTCAACCTGTCGAACCTCAACAACCTGACGGTGTGGAACGCGGCGCAGTTCTTTCAACGCTCGCTGTTTGCCGATCCGTGGCGCGCGATGTTCGTCGACCAGAACAACCTGGTGTGGCTCGTCGGCACCGACAGCTTCGAGGTCTGGTACAACAGCGGCGCGGGCACGCAGCCGTGGGCGCCGCTCTCAGGGCTCGTCGGCGTGATCGGGATCGTCGGGCCGTTCGCCTACGCCGTGGCGCAGGCCGGCAACGTCTGGCTAGCGCGCAACCAGGCCGGGCAGGGGCTGCTGGTGATGACGCACGGCGGGCCGCCCGAGGCGCTGTCGTCGCGCGCGATGGCCTCCGCCGCCGCCGGCTATTCGCGCAACGGCGGCCTCGCCGATACCGAGATCGTCCATCACCAGACCGACGCGCACCTGTTCACGAATATCACCTTCCCCCGGGGCGGGACGTGGTGCTACGACCAGGTGGAGCAGAGTTGGACGCGCCGCGGCCAATGGAACCCGCAGACGGGCAGCTACGGGATCTGGGCGCCGCGCTGCCACGTCATGGCCTTCGGCAAGCACCTGACGGGCGACCGCACGACGGGGACGATCGCCGAAATGGATCCGTCCTTCGCCACCGAGCTCGACGGCACGGGCATTCGCCGCCTGCGGCGCACGCCGGCGCTCGTCAGTGAGAAGCGCCGCACGTCGATCGATCAGATCGAATTGCTGATGGACGTCGGGCTCGCCGATCAGACGGGGCCGGGCGCGGCGCCCACCGTCATGCTGCGGATCAGCGACGACGCCGGCCGGACGTGGGGCAACGAGCTGCGCGCGTCCACGGGCGCGGCCGGCGCGTGGCGCACGCGCGTCTACTGGACGCGGCTCGGGCTGATCAATCACGCCGTGGCGGAGTTCACGTTTTCCGACCCGGTGCCGTTTCGGGTGGTCGATGCCTACGTCAACAACCTTGAAAGCGCGGCGTAATGGCGGTGCGGGCGCTGGCGCCGATCCCGGCGAACACGCCGATTGCCGATCCGAAGGACGGCACGATCACCACGTTCATGCGCCTGCGCTGGCAGCAGCTCGTGGACGGCTGGGGCCAGAGCGCGACGGCGAACACCGTCAGCGCGATCAACCAGAGCGCGGCGCTGGCCTCGACGGTGCTCCTGACGCCGCTCGTCTCGGGCCTCTATCGCGTGACGTGGTACCTACGGCGGATGGTGGCGGATCCCGGCGGCTCGAGCGCGCTGCTGACGCTCGCCTGGCTGGACGTCGACGCGCGCCCGCTGACCTATCCCGGCCTGGCGTGGCCGTCCGACGCGGCCGACGCCTGGGTGTCGGAAACCAAGCTGCTGCGGATCCTCGCGGCGTCGGATCTGACGGTGGCCGTGGCCTACACGAGCGCGGCGGGGCTGATGCGCTATGACCTGCAGATCGTCGTGGAGCAAGTGGGATGAGTGACGGGCCGGGCGCGGTGATCGTCTCGGGCGGCGGTGTCGTGGTGCGCTACGCGACGGCGGCCGACGTGCCGGCGGTCGTGGCGCAGGCAGGCCGCTATACCGCGAATGTGGTGAGCGGCACGATCAGCCAGAGCGCCTTCGAGCTCGAGCCGTTCGTGACGGCGCAAGTGACGGGCGAGAACCCCGACAGCCGGCTGCTGGTGGCGGTGCTCGCGTCGGTGATTGTCGGCGTGCTGAGTGTCGCGGCGGAGACGCACCCGGCGACGGGCGTGCGGCTGGCGACGGACCTGTTCTGGTGGACGGAGATTCCCGAGACGATTCGCGCGCAGACGGGGGTGCGGCTGATGGACGCCTTCGAGGACTGGGCGGCGCGGCGCGGCGCGGACACGCTGATCGTGACGGCGTTCGAGCCGGTGGCCACGGCGCTCGTCGCGGGCGTCGGGTTCACGCCGGCGGGCGCGTGGGTGCGGGCGCGGAGGAACACGTAAATGGCCACGACCAAGGAACCGTGGGGGACCGCGCCGCTGACGACGGAAGGGCTCGCCAATCTGGGCCATCCCTTGAGCCTGGGCGACTTTAATCAGGACTCAGCCGGCCGCTACTGGCGCACCATTCGCGGCGAGAAAACGTACTACCCCCGCGAGTGGTTCGACGAGGCGGGGACGTTCACGGGGGCGGGCTCGCAACCGGGCGACCGCGGCGGGCAGGGTGACAGCGACTTTTTCCATACGGGTACGAAGTGGGACTGGACGAAGGGCGAGTGGCACAACCCGATCAATTGGGCGAATGTGATCGGCCTGGCCGCCGCGGGCGGCGTCGGCGCCGGGATCGCGGCCCCGGCGATTGGCGCCGCGTTGGGCGGCAGCGCCACGACGGCGGGGGGGTATGGCCCGCTGGCGGGCGGCTATGGCGCGGCGACGACGTCGGCCGCGGTGCCGAGTAGCCTGGCGGCCGTCGGAGGAGGAACAGTGGCGTCTTATCTCACGCCCACGACCATCGGCGATCTGATCAAGGGCGGCACCAGTATCTACGGCACGATCGCGCAGAGCGGCGCACAGAAGGACGCGACAGAGTCGCAATCCGCCGCGACGAAATACGCCGCCGATTTGCAGTCGAAGGCGCAGGCGGAACAACTCGCCTTTCTCCGCCAGCAGGCCGGCTATGACTCGATCGTCGCTGAAGCGAACCGCGCCGGCAATTACGACCAGTGGGCCGCGCGGCAGGAAATGCTCGGCCCGGTGGGCCAGGCGCTCGGCCTGCCGGCGCGGCGCATTCCGGCCTACGTGCCGCTGCCGGCCAACCCCTACGGCACCGGAAGCCCCGCGCCAACGCCGACGGGCACAGGCGCCACGACCGGCACGCCCACGGCGGATGGCCGCTATATCCGCGTGGGTGATCAACTCATCGATCCGAGCAGTCCCCTCGTGGGCGGGCCCGGTCGCGGCAGCACGACGGGCGGCACGGCGAGCGGCGGCCTGCCGCAGATTGATCCGTCCAAGCCGATCGGCCCGCAAGCGATCGCCTACATTCAATCCCGCGGCGCGACGCCGAATGCGACATCGGGCGACTATTGGGCCAGTAAGTGGCCGGAGCTCGTGGCGCGCGGGCAGGAGATTGGCGATCCGCAGTACGCGCAGCGCCGCTTGTCGCAGGCCGACGAGTTTGGCGGCGGCGGCGCGGCGGCGCCCGCGCCTGCGGCGGCCGCGCCGCGCTTTCAGCCGCTGAGCACCGATCCGCTCGGCTCGATCGCCGGCTATCTGCAGGATCCCGGCGCCACCGACTACGGATCGCTCGGGCCGCTGCGAACGTCGGCGCTGCGGCCGTACTACGCCGGCACGGTGGGTTCGTATCTCGCGTAAGGAGACAGGCCGATGGCGCAGGGCGCTATTTTCGACGAAGGCCAGGACGGCGGGCAGGATCCGGCGCCGATCACGACGCAGGACCAGATTATTGCGGAGCTCAAGGCACGCGGCTGGACGGACGCGCAGATCCAGACCTACCTGACAACCGGCGGTACGCCCGAGAACCCGATTGTCATGGGGCCGGAGGATCCGTCGCCCACGAACCCCGGCGCGATCGACCTGCCGCTGCCGCCCGACGAGCAGCCGCCGCCCATCGGGGAGGAGAAGCCGCCGACGACGACGACGGGTGGGGGCGGCACCACGGGTGGCGGGGGCGGGACGACAGGCGGTGGCGGGGGTGGGAGCACGACGGCGCCGGTGAACCCCTACACGGTGCCAGGCGCCGATAACCCGTTCGCCCCGTGGAGCGGTCACTTCACGCCGCCGGACATGCAGGCGCTACCGACGGTGCCTGACTTCACGCCGCCGGTCTACACACCGCCGCCCGCGTTCACCTGGGACGAGCCCGCGCCCGTCTACACGCCGCCGCCCGCGTTCGAGTATGGCGATTTCAACGCGCCGTCGTTCACGCCGCCGCCCGCGTTCAGCTACGGCGATTTCAGCTACGGCGATTTCCAGGGGCCGAGCCTCGACAAGGCGATCAACGACCCCGGCTATCAGTTTCGGCTGCAGCAAGGCACCGACCGGCTCCAGAACGCGGCGAGCGCCCGCGGCACGCTCAACGACAGCGGCACGCTCAAGGCGCTGCTGGACTACGGGCAGGACGCCGCGTCGCAGGAATACGCCAACGTCTGGCAGCGCGACTTCAACACCTACGGCGCCAACCGCGCCAACGCCGCCGATCAGTACAACGTCAATCGCGGCAACGCGGCGGATATCTACAACAAGAACTACCAGACGCAGTACGTCGATCCCTACCGCAACAACTATCAGGCCGCGCTCGACCAGTACACGCAGAACCGCGGCAACGCGCTCGCGAGCTACAACACGAACTACCAGACGCAGTATCAGGATCCCTACAACGTCGCGAAAGATCAGTGGACGACGGGCCGCGCCAACGCGCTCGATCAATACAAGGTGAACTACGAGACGCAGTACACCGACCCGTACCGCAACAGCTATCAGGCGGCGCAGGACGCCTACGCGCCGCAGTTGCTGAACTGGGAGACGCAGGCGAAGGACATCCAGCACCGCAACGACCTGGCGAACACCAACGCCTACAACGACTACCTGCTCGGCTGGCAGGACTATGAAGCGCGGCGCAACTCGGCGGTGAATTTCGCGCTTGGGAGCTGAGATGCCGATCTTCCAGTATCAGGACTATCAGGACCGCTACGGGCCGTCGATTGCCGAAGCGCTCGGCCACCAAGGCGACGTCCAGGCGCAACTCGCGCTGCAGCAGGGGGCGATTGCGGCGCAGGCGGCGCGGGACCGCGGCGCCATGTGGGGCAACATTCTCGGCACCGTCGGCGAGACGGCGGTGGCGATCCCGCAGCACCGGCTCCAGGCGCAGCGGCAGGCGCTCGCCGATCAGGAAGCGCGGCAGCGCATGGCGATCACCGGCTATCAGTTGGACGACGCCAAGCGCACCGCAGAGACGCGCAGCGTCTTCGACGCCGTCCTGAAGGATCCCGCGAACTACAAGGACGACGGCACGATCGATCCGGCCCGCGTCACGTCGTCGCTGCAGCAGAGCGGCAACATGGGCGCCGTGCAGGCATGGCAGACGCAACTTGCGAAGTCCCAGCAGGCCGCGCTCGAGCGGGACAAGACCGTCGCCGAGATCGCCGAGAAGGACGCGACGACGCGGGAGAAGAAGAACAAGGCGAACACCGAGCAGCAGGAGACGCTCGGCAAGGCCATGTTCTCGGGCTCGCAGGCGCTCGACGAGCGCCCCGACCAGGCGCTGCAGGCGCGCGACACGCTGCTGCAGCACGTCGGCCAACTCGCCGCGAGCGGCGCGATTCCAGCGGCCACCGCCAACCAGATCTATCGTCAGGCGGCGATGGCGGGACCGGACGAACTGCGGGGGCTGTTCAATCAGTACGTCGCGCCGGACCTGCGGGCGAAGGTGGAGAAGGAGCAGGCCGACGCGCGAAAGGCGCGGGCCGAAGCCGGGAAGGCAGAGTCGGAGGCGATCAACGGCCCGACGCTGACGGGCGACACGTTGATCGCGTCGCTGATGGGCCGTGAAGGGAACGGCGAGACGCTGAACGCACGGGACAAGGCGCTGCTCGAAGGCTGGAAAAGCAAAGAAGGTCTAAAGCCGGTCGTGGTCAAGACGGTTGATGCGGCTGGGCGGGAAGTGGAGCTCCATACGACCGCCGCCGAGGCGCTGCGGCATGGCGTCTATCGGGCGCCGCCTACCGCCGCGCAGCAGAACGCGACGGACGTCACCGCCCTCTCGCCAGCGGGGCTGGACGCCGCCGCGTTGAACTATGCGAAAACCGGCGTGTTGCCCCCGCTGGGCATGGGCGACAAAAACACGCGGAAGCTGATCATCAACCGGGCGGCCGAGATGATGCCGGGCCTCGACATCGCGTCCGCGCGGGCCGACTACGCGGCGAATACCGATTCGCTGAAGACGATGCAGAAGCAGCGCGACGCGATCGGCGCGTTTGAACAGACGGCCATGAAGAATATCGACATCTTTCTCGACGCCGCCGGCAAGGTGGTCGATACCGGCTCGCCGCTCGCCAACTCGCTCGCGCGCCAGGTGACCGGCAAAATGCTCGGCACGCCCGACCAGGCGGCCTACGACGCGGCGCGGCAAGTGGCGGTGAACGAGATCGCCAAGATCGTGAGCAACCCGACGCTGAGCGGCACGCTGTCGGATTCGGCGCGGCACGAGGTCGAGGCGTTCAATCCGGCGACGGCGACGCTCCAGCAATCGGTGGCGGTGATGCGGCTGCTCAAGCGGGACATGGGCAATCGCACATCGGCGCTCGATGACGGGATTGCTGGGATCAAGAGCCGCATCAGCAAAGGGGCGCCGGCGGCCGGCGTCACGATTCTCTCGATTACTCCTAAGCAGCCCTAATGCCGAACACCTACACGGTCAAACTGAGTGACGGGCGAGAGTTCGACGTCACGACCGAAGGCGGGCCGCCGTCAGAAGCGGATGTACTGGCATCGCTCGGCGTGACGGCGCCGACGATGCCATTCTCGCG